TGTGGAAGCGGATGATCGACCTGTACAAGGGCAAGCAGTACGAGGGGAACTCCCGCAATGATCAGCTGATCGTCAACTTGATGTTCGCCACGAAGAACGTCATCGCCCCGTCAGTCGCGATCAACAATCCACGCTTCGTCGTCAACGCGCGCAAGCCCGAGAGTGCGCCCCAGGCCGTCATCGTCGAGGAGGTGCTGAACTACCTGTGGCGGCAGCACAAGTACCAGGACGAGATCCGCCTCGCTGTCGATGACTGGATCGTCTGTGGTCACGGGTGGGTCAAGGCGGGATACAAGTTCGTCAAGGAACCCGAGTCGAAGACTGCCGGGGAGGCCGACACCGAAAACACGATCGACACTGGCGATGCAGAGGGTGTCGACGATCGCGAACCCGTTCCGGGCAACTCCGAGTCCGAGCTCCACGTCTACGACGATCGGCCGTTCCTTGAGCGGATATCGATCTTCGACATGTTCGTCGATCCTGACGCGCGCCATCCGAAGGAGATGCGCTGGATCGCTCAGCGCACCTGGCGCATCCTTCAAGACGTCAAGGTCGACGGCCGCTACGACCCGAAGGCACGCAAGGTCGTCAACGGGACGAGCTGGTCGCGCTGGGACACCTCCGATGCTGATGGTCGGGGCGGTGAGGACAAGCCCGACCAGGGGGCGCTGTCGTACTGCGAGATCTTCGAGTTCTACGACCTCAAGCGCAACGAGGTGTCGACGTTCGCCCTCGACGGGGATGAGGAAGGGTCCAAGGACGGAAGTGGACCGGGGCAGGGGCACTCTCAGTTCCTGATCAAGCCCGCGCCGATGCCCTACCCCTTCTGCCCGTTCAAGATGATCCGAAATTACGAGATCCCTGACCACTTCTATCCGATGTCCGATCTCGAGTCGATCGAGTCGTTGCAGCTCGAGCTCAACGAGACCCGCAACCAGATGATGAACCACCGTAAGCGGTTCGCCCGGAAGTGGGTCTACGCCCGAGACATGTTCGACGAGGATGGCGTGCGCGCGCTGGAGTCCGATGTCGACAACACGATGATCCCGATCATCGGCGACGTGAACCCCGCCAACTACATCGCACCGCTGCCCTCGATCGGCACGCCGCCGGACATGTACAACCAGTCCCAGCTGATCGAGGAGGACATCAACACCGTCAGCGGCGTCAGCGACTACGCCCGCGGCGCGCCCGAGGGGAACATCCGCCGCACCGCCACGGAGGCGGCGATGATCCAGGACGCCGCCAACTCCAGAGCACGCGACAAGCTGGCCAAGGTCGAGAGCTTCCTCGCCGATTGCGGCGAGGCGATCGTCACCCTGATGCAGCTGTTTCTGACCGGCGATCATGTCGCCCGGATCACGTCGGTGGCGGGGCGGGCGTGGCTCAATTACGATGCCGATTACCTCCAGGGCAGCTACGACTTCGAGGTCGAGGGGGGGTCGACCGAGCCCCGGAACGAGTCGTTCCGGAGACAGTCGGCGCTGCAGCTCGTCGACGCGATGGCCCCGTTCGTTGGGGCCGGGGTCGTCAACCCCCTCGGCCTTGCCCGCTACGTCTTGCAGTACGGCTTCCAGATCAAAGATGTCAGCCAGCTGCTCAACGGACCGGCCGAACAGCAGGCCGGTGTCGGGCAGCAGGGAGTTCCCCAGGAAGGCGGAACCCCCCAGGGACCTCAACAACAACCCGGGCCGCAACCCGCGCTCCCCCCTGGTCCGCCCGAGGCACCACCAGAAGCGATGCCGGTTCCTGCGGAGATGGGCGGGGGCCCGCCGATCGAGCAGATGCCGATGGGCCCGCCGCAGATACCCCCGGAATTGATGGACCAGATGCCGCCCGAGCTGCTGCAGGCGCTGGGCGGTTGACCTCGTGTGATTTACTTAGGACGACCAGGCACGGAGCAGCCGAAAGGACTCGATGTCGGACTACAACCCCTTCGAGGGGGAACCTAGTCCGGGCGATGCTGGCCCCGTTGATGACGGGCAGCCCAGCGGAGACGGACAAACCACCGATTCGGAGTACCGCGAGTACCTCGATCCCACCGAGTACGCGGACCGCTACGTCCCCGTCAAGGTGGGGGGCGAGACGCTCGAGGTGCCCCTGCGAGAGGCACTCGACGGGTACAGCCGTACGGCTGACTACACCCGCAAGACCCAGGAGCTAGCGCAACAGCGTCAACAAGCGGAGTACGCACTGACGCTACAACGGGCGCTGGAGTCACAACCGGAGGAGACCCTCCGACTCCTGGCTCGACGTGCCGGGATCGAGTTCGGGCAATCGCCACCACCGAAAGGTTGGGAGCAGCCGTCCTACGACGATGGCCTGGATGAGGAACCGGCCCTGGACCCAGTCCAGCGGCGACTCGACGAACAGCAGCAGATCATCGGGCAACTGATGGAGCAGCGTGAACGCGAGAACGCAGATCGAGTGCTGCGCAGTGCAATCAGTGGTCTCCAGAGCAGGTACAACGCAGACCAGACCACAGTTCGCCAGGTCATTCAGACGGCGCTGCAATCCAACATGGGACCAGAAGCCTTCGACATGATCTACAAGAATCTGGCGTTCGACCGGGCACACGAGGCTCGGCAACAGGCGCAGCAGACCCGACAGCAACAAGAGGAGCAGCGTCGGGCCGCAGGGGAACGGGCTAGTCAGTTGATCGGAAACGGACCATCCGCCAATGGAGCGGGCGGACCGATGCCAGGGCCTGCCGAGGGGCGAATGTCTCTATCGGAGGCTTACGAGGCATCGCTGCGAGAGCACGGAGCACCGTAGGCCGGACCTAAAGGACGGCCACTATGGCGGGAGGCAACCCGCAACACATCCCGGTCGCGTGGGACGACATTCTCACGACGACCATGCACAACTACCGCAAGACGCTGACCGACAACATCTTCAACGGTCGGCCTCTGCTCAACTACTTGATGTCGAAGGGGCGCGTGCGCACCGTCGACGGCGGCATCACCATCGTCGAGCCGCTGATCTACGCCGAGGGCGAGGCGGGCAGCTACTCCGAATGGCAGCAGCTGCAGATCACCCCCCAGGAAGGGATCTCGGCGGCGCAGTTCCCGTGGCGTCAGATCTACGCGACGATCGCTATCTCCGGTCTCGAAGAGGCGATGAACAATGGCAAGGCGCAGGCGATCAACCTGCTCGAGGCCAAGGTGATGCAGGCCGAGGAGACCCTCAAGAACCGGCTGAGCAAGCAGATCTATGGCACGCTTGGCGGGCTCGCCGACCCGACCAAGGACTTCTACAGCCTCGACACGCTGATCGACAACACCACCCCGGTGGGCGGCATCGACCCGGCGACGGCAGGCAACGCATGGTGGAAGTCCGTCGAGGTGGCGGTCGGTGCGGTCGATGCGACGGGCCTGGAGAAGGCGCTGTCGAACGCCTACCACCTGTCGTCTGATTCGGGGTCGGACCGCGTCGACGCGATCTTCACCGGGCAGGTGATCTACGAGTTCTACGAGTCGACGCTGACCCCGCAGGTCCGCTACACCGACACGAAGACGGCGAACCTCGGGTTCATGAACCTGCTGTTCAAGCAGACGCCGATGTACTGGGACTTCGATTGCCCGGCGCAGGTGGTCTACGGCATCAACTCGAAGTACGTCGGGATGGTCATCCACTCCCAGCGCAACTTCGCTCAGACGCCGTTCTCCAAGGGGCTGTCGGGGAACATGGCTTCGGCCAACGCGACGACCGGGCTCGCCTCGTCGGTGGACGCTCGCTACAGCTTCATCACCACCTACGGCAACATGACGATTCGCAACCGTCGCCGTTGCTTCAAGCTCACGGGGCTGACCGCAGCGCCGTGAGCCCGTGACCCCGGGGAATCTCCCCCCTTCCCCGGGGGCCTATCGAGGAGAGACGATGAGTGATATCGGCCCGTACGGGACAACGGAACACGCGGGTCGAGAGGGGCCGATAACGGCCAATCAGCTCGTTGGGGAGCGGGTCGGGCTGACGACGGGGGATGCAGTGACCCCCGGCGTCGGCCCGGCCCTGCATTCCACCGCGCCCTACAAGCCGCCTCCGCCCAAGCCGCCGCACGCTGGGCCCAAGGGCTGCTGGGGCAAGGATGGGACGTGCGCCGCACCGGCGGTGCGCGGCAGCGACTACTGCATCTTCCATGCCGGTCGCAATCCGAACGAGCCGCTGTGAATCTGCAGGATCTGCGCGACTACGTGCGCACCCAGCTCGACGTAGACGAGGAGGAGCTGCCCAACGCGCTGCTCGACGCCTACATCTCCGAGGGGTTCGAGCGGACCATCTCCCTCGAGGTTCGCTGGCCGTTCTACGAGACGCGCTGGTCGGTCTCCTACCTCCCTGCTGACAGGGTGGTGTTCCTGCCGGACAACTGCGACCCGGCGGGGATCATGGCGCTGGTCGACATGAGCACCGGCGTGCGCCTGGTGCAGATCGCCAACGAGGCAGCCGAGGACAACTTCATCGGCGGCCAGAGCGGATCGGCGACCCCGGCGACGTACTCGATCTACGGACGCGAGATCATGCTGTGGCCGTCGCCCGGCGAGAGCGAGCGGCAGTACCATCTGCGCGGCTACCGGCTATCGGCTGACTGGATGCTCGGTGGTGCCGCCGCCGTGCCCGACATGGACGCTCGGCTGCACATCCTCCTGGCTCACTACGCCATCGCCTTGTCCTACGCCCAGCAGGAGGACGAGGTGCTCGAGAACGTCTACATGACGCGCTGGCAGAACGGCTTCACCGCCGCGCACAACGCCATCTGCCGTCCGCGCCACCACCGTCCGCTGGTCTTCAACGTCGGTGTGCCGACCGCCACCGCCAGCTACAACCCGGTCATCTGGGGTCCACCGGTAGCGCCGTAGATGCCCAACCGTCTCGAGCCCATCAACCTGGTCGACTTCACCGGTGGGCTGAATCTGCGGTCCAACCAGTTTCAGCTCAACCAGAACGAGTCGCCCGAGATGGTCAACAT